ACAAATTAAAAATAGAATTAAGCGAGGTAAAGAATGGAAGAAGAAGTAGTTACACAAACAGAACAAACAGAAGAAAGTTCTAAACCAGACTTTGTTCAAGATAAATTTTGGAACAAAGATACCAATGAAATTAATATAGAAGAATTATCTAGTAGTTATAATTCATTAGAAAAAAAATTAGGATCAAGAACAGAAGATTTATCTAAACAAATTAGAGAAGATATAGCTAATGAAGTAAAAGCCAAAGTTCCTGAAAATTATGAAATTAGTATGCCTGAGATACCAGAAAATGTACAAATGGATATTGATCCTGAAATGCCTTTATTACAATGGTGGCAAAAAACAGCAAAAGAAGCTGGTTTATCTCAAGATCAATTTAATACAGGTATAGAAGCATTTGTTAATAATGAGATAGGAAGTTTACCTGATCTTGATAATGAAAAACAATTATTAGGTGAAAGTGCAAATGCAAGAATAGAAGCTGCTGATTTGTGGAGTAAGAAAAATTTATCTACTGATTCTTATGATGCTATATCTGAATTTGCTAGCACAGCTAAAGGTGTAAAAGCATTAGAAGAAATAATGAAACTTAATAAAGATGCACCAATACCACAAACAGAAACAGCTATTGATGCTGCTCCTAGTTTAGATGATCTTAGATCTATGATGAAAGATCCTAGATATTGGAAAGATGGAGATAGAGATCAAGCTTATATTAATAAAGTAAGTAACTTATATGAAAAGTACTACGGAAATAAGAAGGCGAGTTAAAGCTACTTGGCGAGACGCACAATCTTTTGCCGAATGGCTAGATCCTATTGAAGGTAAAAAATTAAAACCAGCTATAAATTATAGTGAAGGATATGTGTTAAAAGATGATGATGACGTATTAATTTTGTATATGACATATAATGATACAGATATTGGTGATACTTGTGTCATTCCTAAAGAAAATGTTGTTAATATTTGTGAGTTGAAAAATATTAAAAAAAATGTCAGTAAAGAATAAATAGACCTCTAAGGCCCTAGATATGCCTGTAAAGATAACATATCAAACTCCTCTGAGACAATCTAGGTAAACTTAACAAGCATACGGAGGTTAAAATGTCTGCTTCTATTACTAATGCTTTTATCACTCAGTTCGAAGCTGAAGTGCATATGGCATATCAAAGAATGGGTAGTAAGCTAAAAAGCCTAGTGCGTACTGTAAACGGAGTAAGTGGCGAATCTGTAAAATTCCAAAAAGTTGGAACAGGTGAAGCTACAAGCAAAGCAAGACACGCAGAAGTAGTTGCTATGAACATTTCTCACACAAATGTAACTGCAACTCTAGCTGATTTCTATGCGTCTGATTACGTAGACAAACTAGACGAGCTTAAAACCAATATTGACGAAAGATCAGTTGTTGCAAATAATGCAGCATATGCTCTTGGTCGTAAAACTGATTCTATCATTACAGATGCTATGAGTTCTGCTACTACACTAGCTAACAATGCTGGTGCACAAGGTGGTACTGTGGCAACTGACATGAACGTAGATAAGTTCCAAGAAATGCAAGCGCTTTTCGGAACTAACAGCGTTCCTGATGATGGCGGAAGATACTGGGCAATCGGCCCTAACCAATGGTCTAACTTATTAGATGATGATCAATGGTCAAGAATGGAATACATTGGATCTAACGAATTACCTTTTTCTGGTATGAATTACACAGCGAAAAAATTCTTAGGTTTCTTAGTATTTGTACATTCTGGTCTAGACACATCTGGATCTACTGATAGACACACTATTGCATGGCACAAGTCATCAATGGGTCTAGGTGTAGGATCTGAAGTTAGAACTGAAGTAAACTATATACCTGAAAAGGTATCTCACTTAATGACTTCTTACCTATCCATGGGATCAATTCTAATTGATACTAATGGTATTAGAGTACAGAAGTGTGCGGAATAGGAGATAAATAATGGCATACGCAACTTCAAATCCGATTAAGAAAATTGCTGGAATGGGTGCTGGAAATTCACTATGGTTTTATACTGATGGTGATGCTAAAGCAGCTGTTGTAGCTTCAGGTTATTTCAATTCTGCTTACAAAGAATTAAGCAAAGGTGATGTTATCCTTTGTTCAATCGGTGTAGGTGGTACTCACGAAATGGACACAATTACAGTTACTTCTGAAACAGGTGCAACTACTGTAACAACAGTAGCTCTTGCATAAGGAGATTAACAACTATGAGGGGGTTTATCCCCCTCTAGTCAAATAGGAGAAATTATGGCAATAAGTGCAGCAATAGGTGTAGGTAAAAAAATAGTTGGCAAAGCTATAAGTGCTGCCAAAAAGAAAAAAAAAGATTTAGAAACTAAAGGTCGTAGAGTTAAAGGATTACAAACAGAAAAAGTAGTATCTAAAGAATTAGATACTGCTATGCAACAATATAAGAAAACAGGATCTACAAAAGGTTTTGAAAATGTTAGACAAGGAAAAGTAAGTCCTGAAGGTTTAGAAAAAGCTAAAGCAATACAAAATACTCCTAATATTGTTACTGGTGCAGCAGCAACTGCACAACAAGCTACAAAAAAAGCTATAAGAGGTGCAAAAAAAGTTACAGCAAAAGCTCAAGAAAAAACTTCTAAATTAATGGAAGGTACAACATTAGGTAAAGCAATAGGAAAAGATCCAACTAGAGCTGCTGAATTAGGTGGAGCTGCTTTATTAACTGGAGCTTTAGCACAATCTGTTATTAAATCTACTATGAAACCAGAATCTTTATATGATATTTCTAGATTACCTGATGGTAGATTTTCTACAACATTTAGAGATAAAAATAAAAATGTTATTTTTTCAAGAAAAGAATTAACAACAACACAAATAGATGATGTAAGAACTAAATTAGCTGTATTAGATAGTATTTTAGAATCAAGTGAGCCATATAAAAGAAAAAATGAATTTTTAAATACTGCTCAATATTTAGGAAAAACATATGGAATATCTAATATAAGTGGTAAAAATATATCTCTTTTAATGCCTTCTGAAGTTTATGAAGGAAAATCAACAACATACAGAAAAAAGAAAAAATAGTGTATGGCAGTAACCAAAGTAGATATAGCTTCAAGAGCGTTAGTAATGATAGGAGCAAATCCTATTGCTTCATTTACTGATGGAACAACAGAAGCTAACGTAACTAATACAATATATGAAGAAATTATTGAATCTAGTTTAACTAGACATAATTGGAGATTTGCAACAGGACAACAACAATTATCTTTATTAGCAAACTCTCCTACTGGTAGATTTGAATATGCATATCAAATACCAGCTAATCCTGAATGTTTAAAAATATTAGCAGTTACAGTTAATGATGCATTAATACAGTATAATAGATATGAAGATAAAATTTATTTAGATGGTTTTGGATCTCAAAGCACAGTTATAATGGATTATATATTTAGACAAAGCGAAGATCAGTTTCCTCCTCATTTTAGATTAGCAATAGAATATAAACTGGCTAGTATTTTTGGTGGATCAGTAGCAAGAGACGCAGCTCTAGTTAGAGAATTTGATCAACTGAGTGAAAGACAAATGTTAATAGCTAAAAATACTGACTCACAAGAAACTACTACCAAAACACTTTCTACTGATAGATTTATAACAGAAAGAAGAAGCAGTCGTAGTGGACTTGTAGTCGGATAATGCCTAGAAAAGTAAGACAAGTATATACCAATTTTTCAGCTGGAGAAATTAATAATCTTCTTAATGCTAGAACTGACGCTAAAGCATATTTTGAAGGTGGTAAACAAGTTCGTAATTGGTATTTATTAGATGAAGGTGGAGTAATGCGTAGACCAGCTACTGAGTATATGGCTACAATGCCAGCAGAATGTAGAATAATTCCATTTATATTTTCTAATGATGAAGTAGCTTTATTTGTTTTATCAAACAATAGACTTGATGTTTATTCTAATGCTGGTGCTGTAATACAATCTAATATAACTTCTAATTGTAACTGGACTACTGCTCAATTATTTGAATTAAATTTTGCACAGTTTGGTGACACAGTATTTTTAACACATAGAAATAATCCAATTAGAGAAATAAAAAGAACAAGTGCTTCTACATTTACTGTATCTGCATTTAGCTTTGAAGAAGATGATTCAGTTACAGTAGGTGGTGTAAATAAAAGTGAACAACCATTTTATAAATATGCAGATTCATCAATTACAGTTACATTATCTACTCATGCAACTGGTACAGGAAGAACTCTTACTGCTAGTGCAGATGCTTTTACATCAAATCATAATGGTACATATTTACGAGTAAATGGTAAACAAGTTAAAGTAACAGGATTTACAAGTGCTACTGAAGTAACTGTTACTGTTATAGAAGATACTGTAAGCACAGGCCCACACTCTGATTGGGAAGAACAATTAATATCTGCTGAAAGAGGTTACCCCCAGGCAGTGTCATTTCATGACAATAGATTATGGTTTGGAGGTGTAAGAGATAAACCTTCTGCTGTTATTGCTAGTCAAATTGGAGGTTACTTTAATTTTGATTTAGGAACTGGTTTAGCTAACGAAGGAATTAATGTTGCTATTGCAAGTGATACAGTAAATGAGATAAGACATTTTGTATCTTCTCGTAACTTACAAATATTTACTGACAGTGGTGAATATTATGTACCTGTATCATCACAATCTGCTGCAATTACTCCAGCAAGTATAGCATTTCTTCGACAAACACCTTATGGCTGCAATAGAGCTGCGCCAATACCTTTTGATGGAGCTTCTTTGTTTAGTCAAAAAAATGGTAAAGCAATTAGAGAATATGTATTTTCAGATATTGAACAAGCATATAGATCTACAAGTGTATCTGTATTAGCTTCTCATTTAATAGACACACCAAAACAATTATCTATGATGACAGGTAATGAAACTAAACCAGAACAATTTGCTTTTTTCTTAAATAGTGGAACTAATGATGATGGTAAATTAGCTTTATTTCATTCTATTCGTGATGAAAAAATAGCTGGTTGGACTATGTGGGAAACACAAACTGGAGATAAATATCATAGTATAGCTGCATTAAATGATCAATTATTTGTTATAGTAAAAAGAGTAGTACCTTCTGGTACAAAATATTTTTTAGAAAGATTTGCTAATGATGATTCTATAACTCTTGATTGTTCTACAACTACTACTGTATTTCAAAAAGGTACACCATTAGTAAATGGTGGTAGTCAAACTGGAAACTCATTATCCGTAGATGGATTTAGTTCTGCACCAGCTATACAAGAAACTTTTACTATTGCTGGTAATGCAACTAAATATACTATTACTGCTGTTACACAAACTGCTGCTGGATATGATTTAACATTAGATCAAAACTTAGCAGCTTCTCCTAGTAATAATGCTGTAATAACTATTGTAGAAGGATTTGTTCATACAGTAAATGCAATTTATGAAAACACAGATAAAGTATTTGCAGTATATGGTAATGGATCTTTAGGTGAATTTACAGTAGATAGTAATAATAGAATAACATTAACTTCTGCTCCTTTTCCAACTGGAACTAGAGTAGGATTTAATTTTACTCCTATATTAGAAACAATGCCAATAGATAAGGAAATAGATACAGGCCCATTAACAGGACAGCCTAGACGAGTTAATAAAGCTATTGTAGATATATCTGGTGGATTAGATATAACTATGAAAGCACAAGATTTAAATTCAAAAGAGTTAGTAATACAACAAGCTGGTTTTACTTCTGGTACAGACATTAGTCCAGTTACAGATAAAAAAGAATTTAATTTTTTAGGTTATAGTAAAAATCCTACAATTACTATTAGCCAAAACGATCCTTTACCATTAAAGGTATTAGGAATAGCTATGGAGTTACAGTTCGCATGAGTGGTGTAGAAGCAGCAACATTATTTGCCATTAGTCAAGGAGTACAAACTGTTGGTCAATTACAAGGTATACAAGCTCAAAGAGCTGCATTAGCAAGAGAAAATTATAGAATTGCAGCAGAATCAAGATTAGCTGCATTAAGAGCATTAGAAGCTGAAAATCAAAGACGACAACAAGCTGAAGAAGAATTAGCTAACAATGCAGCATTTCAATCTATTGCTGGATATTCAGATGATAGTATGAGTTTTTTAAATATTAATAAACAAGTAGCAAAAAATATGAATAAAGATGTTGCAGATATTAGACTGATGGGAAAAGTTGTAGATACAAAATATAGCAGCATGATGTTTGAAAATAGAATGAAAGAAAGAGATTTAGTTTTTGGTGGTTATACTTCTGTTATTGCAGAATTAACAAGTGGTTATGCAACATATAAATATATGAAAGGAAATAAACAACCATCAATTAATCAAACATATACATATAATAGTAGAGGGCGGACTAATTATCCGTATGGATTATAATGGCATTAACTAGAGGAAAAAAAGAAACATCAGTTACTCCTAGTTCAATAGCTAGTAGAATGGGAGTAGTTCCTACTTATGGTGGAGATTGGTTAGCAACAGCTGCTGAAAGCATTGGTAAAAATTTAGATGTTCAAACTAAACGTATTGCTACTATGGAAGAAGAAAAATGGAAAGCACAATTTAGTATTGATACTTATAAAGCTATAAATGATTTTGCTATGCAAAACAGAATGAATCCAAATGGATTTACTAAAAGTGTAGATCCTTATGTTTCTGAATTAGTAAACCAAGTACCAAATAAATATAAAGGTTGGGCAAAACAATATGCTGGTATGATGGCAGCTAGAGAAGGGCAACAAATAATTAATAGACATTATAATGCACAACAAGCAGAATTAATAAAATTAAATGAAGATGGAAATCAAATATGGCTTGATAATAATTTAAGAAACTTAGAACAAACTCCTTATGCAGAATGGGATAATCAAATTTTTAGTAGTGTGTTAGCTGAGTTTTCAGAAAAAGCAGTTTCTTATGAAAATATGTATAATTCATTAGATCCACAATTTAGAAGTGGATTAGATTCTCCTGAAATATGGAAAAGAAAACATCAAATAGCTTTTGAGGGTGCAAGATTAAATTCAAAAAATAGAGCATTATTAGAAGCTGCACAAATATTAGATCAAGAAATAATACAATCTGGTGGTAATGTAAAAGGGGTTAAAGATGGAAAAACAAATGTAGATATAGCAATGGGTCAAATTAAAAAAAATATGGAAGAATATTTAAAAAATCCTGATGTAGATAATCTTGATGGATTTAGTACACTTGTTAATTCTACAACTGAAGAAAGACAACAATTAAAAGAAAATAGTTTAGCATATGCAAATGATTTTTTTACACAAGTAGAAAGACAACAAAGTATATTAAAAAATGCTATAGAATCTGAATATCAATTAAATGTTAATAGTTTAAAAAGTAGTGCTTCTAAACCTTACACTGCATATGATGATAATAAATTAAATCAATTATTAAATAATATAAATGCTAGTCCAGAAGATAGATTAGAAATTATAAAAGAAAATAAAAAAAGTAATATAATTGGTGCTTTAAGTAAACTTTTATATGATCCGGGTGAAGATAGAAATAATAAAAAAATTTTATATAATAATATAGAATATGGTTTAGGAGTTTATAATAGAACTTTTCAAGGTACTATTGGAAGAATAAGAGAATTATTATTATCAGAAGGAGTTCCAGAAAACGAATTAACAGACGAAATAATAAAAAATCAAATTATAGAAAGTCATATTTATGAAATGACATATGATCCTTTAACAGGAGAAGGAAGAACTTCTGATACATTAAGTTTAGAATATGATTTTAGAATATTAAATAATCAATTACAAGGTAATGGTAGTAGTCATTTTGAAAAATTAAAACAATATACAATTAATATGGGGATTATGCCTCCTGTTTTATCTAAATATATTACTGAAAATTTAAACAATCCTTTAAATTTAGAAATAGAAGGTAATAGAGATACTCTTGTAGAAATAGCTGGAATGGTAAATTCTTTACAAAATATATCAAGTTTTAAATCATTAGCTATACCAGGTCTTGATAGTGCTGATGAAATGTTATTAACTGAATTTTATAAAGATTATAAATCATACAGAGAACAAACAAAACAAAACATAATAGAACAAGATTTTATTAAAAATTGGTTTGAATTAAGAAATAATATTAAAACTAATCAAGCTGATTTAATGTATGAAGAATTTAATAAAAAAATTTCACAAATTGATAAAGAGTATGTTGAAGAAGAAATAAAAACACAATTAAAAAAAGCTTGGGTTAATATATACGGAGCAGAAACTTTAATTGGCCCTCCTTCATTATTTGGAGATCCAGCAACAGTTCCAGCTAAACCAACTAAACCATTAATAGATATACCAATTTTAGAATATTTTAGAGTAAGAGATTTTGAAGCTGAAGAATTACAATTAGGTTTAGGTATGGAAAAATTTATGGAAAGATTACCTGATTATATGATAAATTATTATAGAACAAGACGTGATCCAGTAAATGCAGATAGTATTAAATCAAGACCGATTTGGAGAATACAAGAAGATATTACTTCTATTATACGGTTTGCTATTAATGATTTTAATAATGAAGGTTGGGGGATTCAATAAAATGGCAGAGTTAGTACAATTTCCAATATTTCAAACATATGGAAAATATTTAAGTGAAGATGAAATAAAAACTGATGCAGTAAAAACTATTCAAAAAAGATTAATGTCATTAAATGAAGAATCTAAAATTGAATTAGGTATTACTAATGATTTTATAAATGAAAATAATTTGTTTAATATGATTGATAATAAGTCAATAGTTTTTGAATATGATGGAGAAAGATCAAGTATTGAAAAACCAGCATATAGAATAAAAATAGATTATGATAATGATGGAACATATTATGAATTAGTAAATCCAGATGAAAGTACATTATATGCACCTTATGATTTTAGTGGAAAAAAACCAGATTATTTAGAATTTAATCCTTCTAAACTAAGGATTAGTGCTTATGATGATGAATGGAATGAAGGATTTAATGAAAGAAAAAAAAATTATGATAGAATAATTGGAACAGATGATGGTATTATAACTACAAGTAGAAGAAAAATAGCAGAAAAAATAAGAAGAACTATGTTTAATTTAAAACATGATTTACATAATTTAGGTAAAGAAGGAGCTGAAATAGTTTCTAATTTAATACCTGGGTTTGATTATAATTATGATAATTGGGAAGAACAATCACAAAAAATTTTAAAAAGAATAAATGTTAATGAAGATTTAGGAATAACAAATACAAATGCTGCTTATAATTTTATTATAGAAA